CAAGCGGATTGGCCAGTTTATCGATCAGCCTAGATATTTCCATTCTCTCCTCAGTAAGTCGCTCAATTCTCTGTAAAGTATCCTCTTTTAGTTTTAGAACGCTTATAAGGTTATTCTCTGCCGTATTTACTCTGCTTGTTTGTACTCTGGTAGTGCTCAGTTCTTGCTTTTTGATAATACCACTTTCTAAAGCTGCAAGCTCTAAATATAAGCCCTCTATTTCTTTATTAATCCACTTAACGCCCTCTAGTTTTTCTTTTACCTGCTCTGGTGTCATGCCTTGCCCTCCTTTGTGGTATAATAATATTATTGAGATTATAGCTGAGACAGAGAGTGTCTTGGCTTTTTTTGTTTTAGTTAAGTCCAAAAACGGACATTACTCATAGTATTCAACGTACTCAGGATCTCCGAAAAGACTTTCTGGCAATCTACAAACATCTATTAGGCGTTGTACTACTTGTACGTCTATCATTATCTCGCCCTTTTCTGTTGTGTGATAGTATTTCTTATGTAAAGAGCCTAAATATACCCCGTTTTTATATATTGAAAGGCCGCCATTTCTACTAGGTAAAAGTCCTGTATAACGATTATATAAACCGTGTTTCATAGCATTATTATTTCCATACTTCGGTTGTCTATTCCCTCGATTACCTCTAGCAACTTGATTACCTGGTAAAAAACGCCCTCTAACATCTCTCTCCATTTAGTACCCTCTCACCGTGTTCGTTTCGGAAATTATACTTCATTGGAACGCTCTAAACGCTCCGTAAACCGTTCTAAAAAGTGTATCAGGGTATTTTATCGCTGATACACTTTTAACTAGTTTTACAAGCTCTCAGAAAGCCCTAGAGCCGTATCAAAATGATTAGAATATGTTTCTAAAGCTGTATTTAATTCATCACTAGCTAAAACTAACATGAAAGCTAGATCACTTGCTGAACCGTTACTATCGACGATTGGAGTATCATGATAGCTCTTAGCATGTTGCTTGAATACCTTTAACAGTTCAGCTAGCCTATCCTCTTTCAGGATATAGCTAGGCAAAGCAATGTTATTAGCTGCTCCAATTTCATGCAACTTTTTAATGGCTAATGGGTTGCGCTTGTATTTCTCTAAGTAGCTTAGCAGCTCTTGCTCTGATACTTTCATAGTGCTCAGCAAGTTCAACTCAGCAACATTATCAGCCGTTACTGTTTCGTACTCTGATTTAATTTTCTCTAGTTCTGTCTGTTCAAAGTTCTCTAGCTTAGCTAGAATGTTTGCATACTCAGTATCTGAGTACTGATCGGCCTCTTTCTTAAAATTCTCCAGGCGTAGCTCAGCCTCAGACTGATATAAAACCTGATCTCGAACTTTTTCCAAAAGTTCTTTTTTCATTGCTCCATAAGCCTCAATCTTTTGTTGCTTATAAGTTCCTAGGCTGTAAATTTGTGCCTTTATTTGTTGTAGTGTCATGGTAATTCTCCTTTATTTCAATTCTAGCGCTCTTTTAGCTACTTGTTCCCAGTCCTTAGAATATAGAGCGCTAGCTTTTTTATCCCATCTCGGTCCTGTTCCTGGGGTTTTTTTATATTTTAGTAGTTCCTCTTTATTCGCAAAGAAAAACTTACGCTGTTTGTCTGAAACGAACCCTTTCCGTTTCTTGCCGTAAAACTGCATTCTGGCATACGGCGCATTATAAACTATTTTCCCATCAACCTTAGTCAAGTTTCCTCTAAGTTCTCCAGATCGCCTAGGTATAAAACGGTGCATGTCCATAACCATCTGATTAGTGACTGCCTCTTTGGCTCTCGCTAATCCCATAGGTGTTACCTTACGCTCAATACCTTTTAGATTTATCTTTACTTTTACCCCTGTTCCCAAAGTCCCTCCTTTCTCTGACTAAAACAAAAAGAGACATGACAAAGAGTAGTTAAACTCTTATATCATGCCTCTAGTTTTCTAGTCAGCAGCTAAATTTTTTCTTTTTGCCTAGTTTCCTTTTGAATGGGTTTACCATCTTGTGTTTTGATGATTAGACTACCAAACTCTGGTAACTTGGCTGAATTAATTATACCATTTTTTGAGAATAATACAAAGCCTTTATCTAACATCTTTTTAAGTTGTTCTGCATTTAGTGCCATATTAAATCTCCTCTCCCTCTATATCCTGTTCATAGTAATTAGCAAAACCTAAACAGATACGTTTCAGGGCTTCCCCCTTTGCTGTTCTACCTTGATAATCTACTGTGATAGTCCCATCTCCACTAATAGTTGTTTCTGTTACTAGACTTTCTCCAGTACCCATGAAATAACCATGAATGGCAATACTTGCCACTTCAGCTATTTTGTTTGCCTTTGCATGTTCAGTATTTTCAAATTTATAACTGAAACGGTGTTTTTCTTTGTAGTTTGTCATTTTGATTACTCCTTTACTTGAAATATATGAACTTATTGTAATATCAGTAGTCCTAAAGCGTTGATATAACCGACATTTTCAACTATTCAACGCTTTTTACTACCCTTTTTAGTGTACTTTAGCTTATTTTTGAGCTTTTTTGAGTTCCATTTGTGGAATGCAAAGCATGCACCTTTTAAGGGTGCACCTGCACCCAGTGCATACTTTTTCTTGCTGCTAGCCTCACGCTCTCTGGGTCCAATCTTTGAGCGTGGGGCTTTTTTTATTTTTGTATAATTAAAAACAGCTGCACAATTTTTGTACAGCTGTGACCGAGGCAGGAGCTACCTGCCGTATTTTGCACTAGATGAGTTCATCTAGGTAATCCAACTGTATTCTATCATATTAAAAGTTACATTGCAATTTCTCATCCTTTTAATCCTGCTCAATGTTGAGCGACTTTAGCCTTTAAGCTACTGATTGAGTATCGCTTATCCTTAATCGTGAATGACTTGAAAAAGTTACCCTCTAGGCCTGTTCTAACACGGCTGGCCACTCGATCACTATACAAGCTAGCAATCTCTGAGCTGCTTAGATTTGTAGTAATAATAGTCTTGTCTCGGTTACTGAGAATATCAAAAATAAACTCTTCTTCCCAGACTGATTTACCTTTACTACTAGCATTGTCTGACTTTATTCCTAGATCATCAAGTACCAGGTAATCAACCTCTTTCAGCATTCTTGAGTAGTACCCCTCTTTGCTAGTAGAGTTAAAGCTCTCTCGAACTCGTCTAAGGATTTCGGTTAGATTGACAAATAGCACGCTCTTAGGCTCTCCTTTGGCCTTGTAGCCCTCGTTTATAGCCTTAGCAATAGCTACGCTTAAATGACTCTTTCCAATCCCTGTAGAGCCTGTAAACAACGTATTCCCTGTCATACCGTCCAAGTATTTCTCTACTTGCCCTTTTGAAAACTCTAGTAATTGCTTTTCCTCGGCTGTTTCAGCGATAAAATTCTCAAAACTGGCCTCTTTCAGCTCTCTAGGCATTGTACTGTCACGCATAAGGACATTATAGGTTTTCAGATATGTCTCAGCATTCAGGGTATTATTAACTCCCTCTTGCTCTTGTCTATCTATTAACTCCTTTGTACATTCAGGACAAAACTCTTGTATATTTCGTTCCTTACTGCCTCTAATAGGTGTTGAAATTTGCCAAAAATTAACGTGGTGCACTTCACACACCTTATCACTAATTTTTCTGTTGTTATATTGCTCAAATTTATCTTCCATTGCTTCCCCTCCTAAAATGGGTTTTCCTCTGTTCGTGTTTTTAGCCATTCCTCACGGCTAATAGGATCAGCTTGTTTAGGTGACTGTTTCAGCTTTTGCCTTTGTTCTTCATGCTGCTTAACTTGCTCTACTGTTTTAAGTCCTAGACCCTGCCAATTTGAAAGAATTGACCTGGTATATCTAATTGACTTACCAGCGTTTAGGATAGTTACCTCAAGAGCATGGATAACTAACTCTTTGCCATGGATCTCTAACAAGTCTCTCACTTCTTCTATCATTGTCCCATTGACTGACATTTGACCAAAAGCTGACTTTAATTTTTCAAAGATTGGATTTTCATGCTCGTCCTCGTCATTCTGACTTGACCTAGATTGACTTAGATTATCTTGACTTGACTTATATTGACTTATATTGGGTAAACCAGTGGTTTCCGTTTGGTTGTCCATTGGTAAACCAGTATATTTCTCAGGTGGCTTTTCTAATAAATGCTTATAGATACTAGGACTGTATCTGTCTTTTCTAACAGTATTCTGCTCATGAAAATCCACAATAAAATAAACCATTTCATCATTAAGTGGCCTGATAAATTCCTTGACTATCAAAAGTCCTAGGCTATCCTCACTAACCCCTATCATTCTAACAACAGGAAAAGCCTCTACTACTCCATCATCATCTGAGTTTTGAATTAAATGAAAATATAGAGCCTGTGCCTCTAACGGTAGCCTCAAAAATCTCTGAGTTTGGGTTACTGTCTTACTTATCATCCTACGATTTCCCATTTTTCTTCCGTTGTACCTCCGTGTTAATTCCCCTGAGGATGTCATAATAAGCGTGACCGGCAGGAATGACATAGCCCTCTGTTTCAAATTCTACCCATTGCTCCACACCGTCCACAATTACCTTGCGTAGATTTGTGATGGTGGGTGCCCATTGTTCTTTTTTCTTTGTCATTATCCCCCCTAATCTACTGCAAGAAAATTGTATATATCAGTCTTGCGGTAATAAATCTTCTTACTGTTCTCAAAAGGCGACTGATAAGGCTTTAAGCCGTGTTTTTCCCAATTATTCAACGTTGTTCCACTGATCCCTAACTTTTCTAGTAGATCAGCTCTAGCAATTAAATCCCAGCCGTCGTTATGCTGCTTTTCAAGCTCAAGCCTTTTCTCTAAGT